GAACTTCGCCGTCCACGCGGTCGACGATACCGTCCGCCGCAACCTCGACTTTCAGCACGAGAGCGGAATGCGGCCAAAGATCATCCGGAGCACAAACGGACCGTGCTGCCCATGGTGCGACGGCCTCGCCGGTGAGTACGACTACCCGGCAAGCAATCCGGAAGTCTGGCAGCGGCACGAAAACTGCAACTGCGTGATCGAATACCAGCCGACAAAGATCAGGGCGCCGCGGCAGCGGCTCAGCGGTTACGGCTGGCAGAACGGCAGAACATAAAGACCCGGCGCCGCCGGGCTATACCTTCAAGGGAGAAAAGACATGGAGAGAATCGGCAGTCAGGAGCCGACGACCTCGTTCATTTTGCCATACCAGGAGACGGACGGACAGACCGCCGTCGACCTTTACGAGCTAACCGGCCGCACGGCCTACGATTGGCAAAAATCGCTGATTTACGACATCCTCGCGAAGGACGCAAACGGCCTCTGGACGCATTCGCGCTTCGGATATTCCGTCCCCAGGAGGAACGGAAAAGGCGAGGTGGTCGTGATGCGCGAACTATACGGCCTCGCGGTCGGGGAGAAGATCCTCCACACGGCGCACCTTGTAAACACGGCCCACAGCGGCTGGGAGCGCACGAAGCAGATGCTCGACGCCCTCGGCATCCCATACGACGCCATCAAGGCGAAAGGACAAGAAGAGATCCGCCTGAAGGCCGGCGGAGAGATCCACTTCCGAACCCGGACCGAGACCGGAGCGCTCGGCGAAGGATTCGACCTTCTCATCATCGACGAAGCGCAGGAATACCAGGCGCGGCACCAGACGGCGCTGAAATATGTCGTTTCCGCGTCCAGGAATCCGCAGACGATCCTTCTCGGAACGCCTCCGACGGCGGTCAGTTCCGGTACGGTCTTCAAGGATTTCAGGCGAACGGTCCTCGCCGGAGAGGCAGAAAACGCCGGCTGGGCGGAATGGTCGGTCGACCAGATGGCCGACATCAACGACCGGGATCTCTGGTATTTGACGAACCCGAGCCTCGGCCTGAATATCAGCGAGAGAAACGTCGTGGACGAGCTCGGAAAGACCGATGACGAACGGATCGACTTCAACATCCAGCGCCTCGGCCTTTGGATTAAGCACTCGCAGCAATCCGCGATCAGCAGAGCCGCGTGGGACGCTTGCCGGGTGGACCGCCTCCCGGCGCTAACCGGAAAGCTCTGCGTCGGGATCAAGTACAACCGCGACGGAACAACCGTGACGGTCGCTGTGGCCGCGAAAACGGCCGATTCCGGCGTCTTTGTCGAGGTGTACGGAAGAAAATCCGTCCGCGAAGGAAACGGCTGGATTTTGGCCTTTTTGAACGCCGTGAGGAAAGCGACCGGAACCGTCGTGATTGACGGCCAGAACGGTCAAGAGCTCCTCCGGAAGGACATGGCAGACAGCCGGCTCAAAATTCCGACCGTCGCGTCATACGGCATGGTGATCGAGGCAAATCAGGGCTTCGAAACCGCGATATATAAACGCGAGCTCCGGCACATGGAGCAGCCGAGCCTGACGAACGTGGTCGCCAACATCGAGCACCGGGCCATCGGAACCTCCGGCGGCTTCGGTTATAAGACGATGCAGGACGAAGCGGACGTCACGCTTATTGAGGCAACCGCCCTCGCGCATTGGGCGGCGGTCAACTACAAAGAAGTTAAGCAGCGCGTGAGCTTCTAACACGCCACACAAGCGCGAAAATGGCCCTTTTCCGGGCCTTTTTTCATACATTACGGCAACTGACCCGGAAAGTCAGGAAAGGAGACAAAATGGCAGATTTTAAGGCAATCACTACACAGGAGGAATTCGACGAAGCGATCAAGAGCCGCCTCGAACGGCAGGAAAAAACGATCGCGGCGAGATATTCCGACTATGACGCACTCAAGGAAGCTGCAGCGAAGCACGACGAAGACGCGAAAACCTGGCACGAAAGAGCGCAGAAGGACGCGGAGACGATCAAGGGCCTGAAAGCGGAACTCGAGACCGCCAAGGGAACCGTGAAGGACTACGAGAGCAAAGCCCTCAAGTCAAGCATCGCGGCAGAAGTCGGTCTTCCGCCGGCGCTAACCGACCGCCTCACCGGCAACACGCCGGAAGAGATCCGGAAGGACGCCGAAGCCTTAAAAGCAGTTTTCAATCAGCAGAACAGGGAAGGCCTGCCGGGCTTCTCCGGCGGCGAGAAAAAGCCGCAGGACGCAAAAGACGCGGCCCTCACAGACCTCCTGCACCAGATCAACGGCGAACATTAAGCCGTAAAAAGAAAGGATAACAAACATGGCAAGTGTAATTTCAACCACGGCCGCCGGCGGCGCCAAGCTGTTCCCGGCAGAACTGACAACAGAACTTTTCAACCTCGTCCGCGGCAAGTCCGCACTCGCGCGCCTTTCCGGCCAGATGCCTCTGGCTATGCGCGGAACGCAGGCGTTCACCTTTAACTTCGACAAGGAAGTCGACCTCGTCGCCGAGAACGGCGCGAAGGGCAACGGCGGCGGCGTGATCGCACCGATCACCGTCGTTCCGGTAAAAGTTGAGTATGGCATGAGAATTTCAGACGAATTCAAATATGCCGCAGAGGAAACTCAGCTCGAATATCTCCGGGCCTTCGCGGAAGGATTCGCGAACAAGGCAGCGCGCGGCCTCGACATCATGGCCTTTCACGGCGTGAATCCGAGAACCGGAACCGCCTCCGCAGTAATCGGCACGAATCACTTCGACAGCAAGATCACCCAGAAGGTCCAGAGAACGACCGACGCCAACGCTGACATGGAGGCGGCAATCGCCCTCGTCAACGGCAACGAGCACGAAGTCACCGGCGCGGCAGTCGCACCGACCTTCAAGTCCGCCCTGGCGGCCCAGAAGAGCGGCGACAACTACCTCTTCCCGGAACTCGGCTGGGGCAACGCACCGGAGACCGTCCGCGGCCTTTCGTTCGACACCAACTCCACCGTGAGCTTCGGCAACACGGCGTCCGCAGGCGACCTCGTCTTTGTCGGCAACTTCCGCGATTATTTCCGTTATGGCATCGCGAAGGACGTCACGATCGAGCTGATCGAATACGGCAATCCGGACAACGACGCAACCGCCGGCGACCTTAAGGGCCACAATCAGGTCTACCTCCGCGGCGAGATGTACATCGGCTGGGGCATCCTGGCACCGGAAGCCTTCGCGAAGGTTCAGATCGAAGCGATCTCTTGATGACAGGAGGGCGGCGATGGAATACAGAAACAAAGTGACAGGCATCATCCTCGACTTCGCCAGCCCGATCTCCGGAGAAAATTGGGAGCCGGTCAAAGCACCGGCCCCGGAACCGGAGAAGCAGGCAGAGGAGCCGAAGAAAAAGGCGGTGAAAAAGAATGGCAGAGGAAAGGGCTAATTACGCGACGGTCGACGACGTGATCGCGCTATATCGCGCGCTTACGAACGACGAAACGGCAAAGGTCGAGAATCTCCTGCCGGTGATTTCCGACCGCCTGCGTTACGAGGCGGAGAAGGTAGGCATGGATCTCGACGCAAAGATCGAGGCAAACCCGGTCCTCGCAAACGTCGCGCGGTCCGTCACGGTTGACATCGTCGCCAGATGTTTAATGACGCCAACGAGCGCCGGAGATTACGGCCCGATGACCAACATCTCGCAGAGCGCCGGCGGCTATTCGGTCGGCGGAACATTCCTCAATCCCGGCGGCGGCCTGTTCATCAAAAACAGCGAGCTGCAGGCGTTAGGAATCCGCCGGCAGAGATACGGAGGGCTCGGGATTTATGCTAATCCATGGGATCGAGATCACGCTATACAATAAGATCCAGACCGGGACGGACGCGCTAAACCGGCCGATCTACACGGAGGAACCGGAGACGGTGGAAAACGTCCTGATCGAGCCGCTCAGCGATTCCGAGCAGGCGGACGCGATGAACCTCACCGGACGGCGCGTGACATACCGCCTCTGCCTTCCGAAGGGAGACGCGCACGAATGGACAGACCGCAAGGTCGCGTTTTTTGGAAAGACCTGGCAGACGATCGGCGACACGATCGAGTGGCAGGAAGACCTCGTGCCGCTCTCATGGAACCGGAAAGTGCAGGTGGTACGGATCGATGGCAAAGGTTAAGATCAAGCTAAACGGAAAAGGGGTCGGCGATCTTTTGAAGAGCCGAGACCTCGAACAAGTCCTGCAGAGCATCGCGGAGCAGCACGCCGGAAGCTGGCAGGTCGACACGAAAGTGATGCCGACGCGTGTGATCGCGTCGATCTACTCCGAAGACCCGGAGCAGGTCAGCGACGAACTCGAGACGCACAGCATCGTGGGAGGATTGTGATGGCAATAGAGGAGCTGATTATTTCATACCTGAAAGAACAGGACATCCCGGGAATCGGCGCGCACGTTTACGCGGAAACGCCGGTCGACCCGCCGGACAATTTCGTCCTGATCCGGAGGACCAGCGGCAGCATGGCGAACTATATCCGCGACTTTGCCGTCTATACGGAAACGGTCAGCAAAACGGACAAGCTGCAGGCAATCCGGAACCACGAGGCGGTGATCGAAGCGATGCTCCGGATGCCGGACACAGAGAACGTCTACCGCTGCCGGCTAAATTCCGACTATGACGCGACGCAGCCGTCCAAGCTCGATTACAGATTCCAGGCACTCTGGCAAATATCAGCATAAAAGGAGAGAGAAAATGACTTCTTCGAATGTAACAGCGGCGAAGCCGAAAATCGGCGGCGCCATTTATATCGCGCCGGTTGGAACGGCGCTCCCGACGGACGCAACCTCGGTTCTCGGGAATGATTTTGTCGAACTCGGCTATGCTTCCGAGGACGGCCTGACGAATAACAACACGCCGGAAAGCGACACCATCAAGGCATGGGGAGGCGATACGGTTCTCACGCTGATGACCAGCCGCGAGGACACCTTCTCTGTGACGCTGATTGAGGCGACCAACATCGAAGTCCTCAAGCTGGTTTACGGAGACGACAACGTCACCGGAACGCTGGCAGCGGGCATCACCATCAAGGCAAATTCTAAGGACCTCGACGAACACGCCTTCGTGATCGATATGGTCCTGAAAGACGGAGCCGCGAAGCGGATCGTGATCCCGCAGGCCAAGGTCTCCGAGATCGGTGAAATCTCGTACACGGACAGCGACGCGGTCGGCTACGAAACGACGCTGATGTGCGCCGCGGACGCCGACGGAAACACGCACTACGAATACATCAAGGCGGCCTGATCCGCCGGAATACTTCAGGAGGCTAAAAAATGAGAATTGAAACCGAATCCGGTTTTTCCTGCGAGATCAACAACGAAGCCCTGAACGATTGGGAAGTCGTCGAGAAGCTCGTGGACGCCCAGGGCGGCGACTATGCTGCCATGATTGACGTCCTCCGGGACATCATCGGCACGGAAGGATATAATGCCGCAAAGGACCACGTCCGGGCAGACAACGGCAGGGTTCCGGCGGACAAAATCCAGACGCTCTTCTTCGAGATCCTCACGGCAGCAGGAAAGGCAAACCAGGATAAAAAAAAATAATCGAATACACGGCAATCAGGGCGTCCGATGAGGGCGCTCTTTTTTGCGATTTTATGCAATTTTACGGCCTCCGAGGGTTCGGAAATCTAACCGTCCGCGAGGAGGCCCTGCTCGCAACAAGCCTCCCGCCGGAATCCCGGACCATGAGGAGCCTGAGCGGGATGCGTTTTTCTTTCGATCAGCTCCTCTTGGCAGGCATTCTCGATCAGCTAAGGATCGCGAATTGGACCAGAACGAAAGACGCAAAGAAAAAGCGGAACTTCCCGAAGAGCATCCTCGACGAACTACTCCGAGGACCGGAGGAACCGAAGAAAAAAGAAGAGATTGAAACATTCGAGACCGGCGAGGACCTAAAGCGCCGGCTCGCAGAAATAAGGGGAGAATA